AAGTATGTTGGGCAGATGCTAACGATGGTGAGGGACTGAAGGGTTACAAGTATGCAGCCATGCCTTTCCCTCTGTACTTAACTGAGGTAGTCAAGGCTCCTAGAGTAGATGAGATTGACATTGCCTAAGAAATTAAGTACTAGACAACAAGCACTCAAGGCTGGGTATCGTTCTGGCCTTGAGGAACAAACAGCTAAGATGCTAACGAAGAAGAAGATCAAGTACACCTACGAAGAGATTAAGATAAAGTGGGAAGACTTTAAGATTAGAACGTACACACCAGACTTTGTTCTTCACAATGGTATCATAGTTGAGACAAAGGGCAGGTTCACAGCTGCCGATAGACGTAAACACCTAGAGATAAAACGACAGTACGGTATAGACTTAGACATCAGGTTTGTGTTTAGTAACAGTCGATCTAAACTTTACAAGGGTGCTAAGTCTAGTTACGGTGATTGGTGTGACAAACATGGTTTCCTCTACGCAGACAAGGAGATACCTGAGGTATGGTTAAATGAATGAAGACTTAAAAGTACGTATCTTGGAAAGGTTTTCCCTTGAAGATATAGCAGAGGTAGCAAGGGTAACACCCGTCATGTTTATCCAAGCATTCGAAGATGAGATACTAGAAAACTTAGAACGCCTAGCTGACATAGACTTAGGTTTTGTAATAGAGAAAGAAGAAGATGAACTTTAAGGACTATCAAAAGAAAGCAGTTAGCTTCGCCGTTTACCCTTCTACACACAAGGTTCTCTACCCTACCTTAGGTCTGTGTGGTGAGGCAGGTGAGGTAGCTGAGAAGGTAAAGAAGCAGGTACGTGATAACAAGTTCAGTCGTCACGAGACAGCCAAGGAACTGGGTGATGTGCTCTGGTACTTGGCTAACCTAGCTAACGATCTAGGCTACAGCCTGACAGAGATTGCTGAAAACAACATTGAGAAACTGGAGAGCCGCAAGGAACGTGGCGTCATCCAAGGTTCAGGAGATAATAGATGAGTTGGTTCAGAAGGTATTGGAACTTCTTGTGTACATGGCGTAAGCATCGTAAAATTATTAAAGAACTAAACATGCTTGATGACAGTCAGCTAAGAGATATTGGCATATACCGTGGCGACATTGACCGCCTAGTGTGGCAACCAGAAGACCTAAAGAACAGAGGAAAGAAATAAATGAGCAACCAACTACCAACAGACTACCAAGCCTTCATCCACAAGTCACGGTATGCTAAGTACCACGAGGGTTCAGGACGTGAGTCATGGGATGATACAGTCACACGTTTCTCTGTGAACGTGATTCGTGACATGGTTGACCCTGACACTAAGTACCAGCTAGAGCAAGCCATCATGGGACTAGAGGTCATGCCATCCATGCGTTCACTGATGACAGCTGGTGCAGCTGCTGAACGTGACAACACATGTATGTACAACTGTAGCTACCTAGCCGTAGATGACCTTAAGTCCTTCGATGAGGCTATGTTTATCCTGCTCTGCGGTACTGGTGTTGGTTTCAGTGTTGAACGTCAGTCCATCACTAAGCTCCCTGAAGTCCCTGAGTTGTTCCAGAGTGAGACTAACATCGTCGTCAAGGACAGCAAGGAAGGGTGGGCTAAGTCTTTCCGTCAAGTGATTGCACTCCTGTATAGTGGTGAGATTCCTACTTGGGATGTGTCACGGGTACGTCCTGCTGGTGCGCCACTCAAGACATTCGGTGGTCGTGCATCAGGCCCAGCACCCTTGGTTGACTTGTTTAACTTCACTATCAACACATTCAAGAAGGCTGCTGGTCGTAAGCTTTCCTCTGTTGAGTGTCACGATATCATGTGTAAGATTGGTGAGGTTGTAGTTGTAGGTGGTGTACGTCGCAGTGCTATGATCTCTCTATCTAACCTTTCTGATGACCGTATGCGTTCAGCTAAGTCAGGCGCATGGTGGGAGAACAATCCGCAACGTGCCTTGGCTAACAACTCTGTGTCCTACACTGAGAAGCCTGACAACCTGTCCTTCATGAAAGAGTGGATGTCGCTGGTAGAGAGTGGGTCAGGTGAACGAGGTATCTTTAACCGTCAGGCGTCGAAGAAACAAGCAGCCTTGAATGGTCGTCGTGATGCTGACTATGACTTCGGGACCAACCCGTGCAGCGAGATAATTTTACGCCCAAGCCAGTTCTGCAACCTAACCGAGTGTGTGGTACGTGCCACGGATAACATTGACACACTGTCTGAGAAGGTACGCCTAGCTACGATCTTAGGTACGATCCAGTCTACCTACACTAAGTTCCCATACCTACGTAAGCAGTGGTCTGACAACACAGAAGAAGAACGTCTACTTGGTGTGTCACTTACTGGTATCATGGACAATCCACTGATGACCCTTAAGAACGAAGGACTAGATAAGACCCTTGCTCACCTTAAAGAAGTTGCAGTTGCTACCAATGCTGAGTGGGCTGCTAAACTTGGTATCCCTGTTGCTACTGCTATTACTTGTGTCAAACCATCAGGCACGGTATCCCAGTTGGTTGACAGTGCCTCTGGAATCCATGCCCGTCACTCACCCTACTATATCCGCACCGTTAGGGGTGACAACAAAGACCCTCTCACCCAGTTTATGAAGGATCAGGGTATCCCTAGTGAACCTGATGCGTTCAAACCTGACCAGACTACCGTGTTTAGCTTCCCTCAGAAGGCCCCTAAGGGTGCTGTGTGTACCAAGGACATGACAGCTATTGAACAGCTGGAGATGTGGTTGGCTTATCAACGTAACTGGTGTGAACACAAACCATCTGTCACCATCAATGTTAAGGGAGATGAGTGGCTTGAGGTGGGTGCATTTGTTTACAAACACTTTGATGAGATGTCAGGTGTTTCATTCCTACCGTTCAACGAACACACCTACCAACAAGCACCCTATCAGGACTGTGGTAAGCACGACTATGAGATTCTTAAGTCGTGTATGCCTGACCGTATTGACTGGTCTAAACTTTCGGAGTATGAGAGTGAGGACAACACATCTGGTAGTCAGACACTTGCTTGTTCTGGGGACGCATGTGAAATCGTAGACTTAACCTAAGGAAAACTTATGTACACTGTTATTACTCGCAACCAATGTAACTTCTGTGACACAGCCAAAGCCCTGTTGAAAGGAGCAGGGCAAGGCTACGCAGAGTACAACGTACAGTCTGATAGCTCTAGGTGGGTACTCTCCTTGATGAAACAGGCAGGTCTTAAGACAGTACCTCAAGTCTTCTCTTCAGATGGTACTCACATTGGAGGTTACACTGAGTTGAAAGAGTTCTTTGGTAAGGTAGAAGGGAGTGAGGTATGACAGGTGTAAGGAAGCAATTCAACAAAGCTTTGTACGAAGCCTATGATGCACCAGCCCGTAATGCTCTAGTCTTTTACCTTGAAGATAACGGACACACTATTGTGAACAACGAGGAGAACTTCAACGTAGATGTAATTTCTCAGAAGGGTACTCATACTTACTACAACGAAGCAGAAGTTAAGACAGCATGGAAGGGTGATTGGCCCTCTCACTGGGAAGAAATTCGTATCCCAGAAAGAAAGAAAAGGTTGTTAGAAATGTATAAGTCATCCCCGTTTAGTGTGCTTAACTTCTACGTCTTTCGTCCTGACTTCAAACAGGCATGGCGTATCAAGGACACACTGTTGACAGATAAAAGCCTTAAGGAAGCTAAGGGTCGTTACATCCAGAAGGGTGAGAAGTTCTTCCACATCCCTTACACATCAGCAGAGTTGATCAAGCTATGAGTAATGAACCTCCCAAGAAACAAACACGTACTCGTCGTAAGACCACATATAAGGGAGCCTCAGCTAAGAAGACCTCAGGTATCGTACCTCGTACTGACAACCAAGGTAAGTTAATCAAAGCCCTTACTGAAAGCAGTCAGGTGTTTATCCTTGGACCAGCTGGTACAGGTAAGACCTACGTCACAGCAACCTACGCAGCTGACCAGTATACTCTCAAAGAGATTGACAAGATCGTTGTCACTAGACCACACGTAGCTGTAGGTAAGGAACTAGGGTTCTTGAAAGGAGACCTACATGAGAAGACAATGCCTTGGGCTTTACCTGTCTTGGACGTTCTGGAGAAACACCTTGGGAAAGGAGCAGTCGAAACAGGGATCAAGAACGGTAACATTGAGATGGCTCCTCTTGCTCTTATGCGGGGCCGTAGTTTCGATAATGCCTTCATAATTGTAGACGAAGCACAGAACATCACAGCACACGAACTTAAGATGTTGTTGACACGAGTAGGCGAAGGCTCTACGATTGTCCTTAACGGTGATGCACAACAGTCAGACTTGAAGGAAGCAGATGGTCTGTCTAAAGTTATTCACCTAGCTAAGAAGCATATGCTTGACGTACCCATCATTGAGTTTGGGGTTGACGACATTGTTAGAAGTGGTATATGTGCTGAGTGGGTGAAGGTATTTATGAAGGAGAATTTGTAATGGCTAAGTGGAACATAGAAAATCTAGCACACGCAGATGTAAAACAACACGAGTACGAGGATGTAGTTAATAAACCTGCACACTACGGTGATGGTGCTATCGAATGTATTGACTACATGAAGGACAACATGGATCACATGATGTTCATGGGCTACCTAGAAGGCAATGCTAAGAAGTACATGCACCGATACCGATACAAGGGTAAGCCAGTAGAGGACCTACGAAAAGCAAGGTGGTACTTAGATCGTTTGATTACTGAGATGGAAGGGAGTTAATATGTTTAGTTTGATTGCTGTAGTCTGCCAAGGTTTTGTTTGTGTCAGCTTTACTCCTCCTAAAGTCTACACTACTGATAGTGCTTGTATGGAAGATGCCCTAGTTTTATACCAAGTTATTCAAAACAATACTGATAAAGAACTCATTGAGATGAACTGCTACCAGTGGCAGGATCAAGTGTAACTTCTCTTAGCTCAACTGGATAGAGCAAGTCACTTCTAATGACTAGGTTGTAGGTTCGAGTCCTACAGAGAAGACCAAAATAAAAGCCCCCTTGGAACTTAATCCTTGGGGGCTTACTTATTTTAATAACCTGACTTCTTAGTCTTTTTTGTCGGGTGTTTTGTACCCTTCATGAGCTTTCCGTTGGGCATGTAGTGAAAGCCCTTTGGTGCTTTCTTCTTTGTAGGTTTCTTAACCATTGTTACCTCCTTTTTGCAGTCTTAGCTGCTTGTTTAAAGTTCTTAGCAGTAGGAGCACCCTTGCTGCCGACCTTCCTCATCTTCTCACCTGATCCAGCTGCAATACGTTTTCGTTTAGCATGGATGTTTGCATATAGTCCTTTAGCCATTACCATTTCACCTTATTAGCCCAGTATGCTGCACTCATCTTGCCCTTCTTAATGTTCTTGGCATGACGAGCCTTGAATGCTTTGTTCCTAGCTGTGCCATCTGGACTACCCTTGACACCCTTCTGCCCAAAGCGGATGATCTTTTCTTTACCACTCTCACAAGCCTTAACAACGTGAGACTTAGATGGGTGGTCAGGAGTAGTGCGTGGGGTATTACACTTCATCTTTGACTTGTCTAGTCTCTTCACCATTACCTTGCCCTCAACAATTCTTCTAAGTGTTTAATAGTTACGTTGGCCTCTGCCAGTGCAGCCTTCATGTCACTCATCTCAAGAAGAAGCTTCTCTTTGTCTTCAGATAGTTTGTCAACTTTCCTGACAAGCCCATCGACTTGATCCTTCAAGGTCTCGTTAAACTGAGCCACAGTTGCTTCATCCTTCATACTCTTTTCATGTGCTAACTTGGCTTTCTGCGACAGGAACGTCCATAGGCCAGCCGAACCTATGACAGCAACGATAACGGGAAGGAACTGTTGGTAGTCCATTAACTAAACCTTTTCTTTTCTAATATTTGTCTTTGTGTTAGGTTTGCTAAGTAGATAGAATGAAACGACATCCACACGAGTGCTCCTACGTGGAACCACTCAGATATACTTTGGATTGAAATACCTCTTGAGGCTTCTTTTATTCCTTGTAGAGTTGAGATAGAGTAAACAAACTCAGGACTATGTGGAACGTGCATGAGTAGTAGGGTTAGGATGTAGGCTGTAAACACTGTGTCAAACAGTAAGATAAACTTTAGAAGGGTCTTATTGCCCCAGAAAGTAATAGGGACTACAGCTGCACTTGCTACACCCCATGTGATAATTAGCTCGTTAGAAAAGCAGGAGGGGTCTACTCCATAAAATAAACCAGCTAAAATTACACCCCAGAAGCTGTAAGTAATTAGTTGTGCTGGGCCGTTATCATTAGCTATTTGTTGGTAAGCCCTCTTGAGTCCTGCTATCATCCTTTGTACCTGCCTAGTGTTATTGTTTTAAGAAAGCCTCTCCAGATTTCCTGAGGAGAAGGTAGTACCCAACCAAGGATTAGAAGAAGGATGACCCAAGGTGGGATGTCCTCGTTTATTACGTTGAGTGAGTCGATAGCACCACTAGGGGTGACACCATTGTTGACTGTATCAGCCTTGATGATGTCACCTACCTGAGCACCTGTCTGGTTGTTCTCAGCCCCCGCCTGTACGTTAGCAGCTACGTTAGGGCCACCACCCCCACCCAGAAGGGAGAGAGGGTTACCTAAGCAGCCTGACAGGAGGAGTATGAGGGTAAGGGATGCTAGGAGTTTCATTAGTTACCTTCCCGTCAGGTAATTTGCTTCTCTGTTTCTTCGAGCACCATAACTGTCACCAAAGTTTCTTAGTTCGTTTTCAACAACAGCCCAATCACCTCTAGTGGCAGCATTCCAGAAGCTAGGATTCCTAACTCTGTAACTTCCGTACTGATACATAACAGACGCAACAGCTGTAGCCTGTTGTGGTGTCAGGGAGGACCAAGGAGTATCAGAGTCTCTTTCCCACAACGCAATTACTCTAGAAGTTTCAGCCTGTTTAGACCAAGCATTTACAATCTGTCTTTCTTCTTGACTAAGGGATAGAGGGTTATTTCTAACGAAGTTTACTGCCTCTTGCCCCCGTATATTTGTATAAGGTTCAAGTTTTGTTCGTAGTTCCTGCGGCAACCCTGCAAGTTCTTGAGGAGACTTCTGCCCAAAATCAACACCCATACCTATGGTTGGTCCCGAACTGTCCATAGCTCTCCCATTTTCCATAGGGATATACATAGAAGATTTGTCACCTTCTTGTTGAGCAATAAAACCAAAGTCGATGTTGGAAGGAAGACCTTTTTGAGTCGTTTCTTCTTCAGCAGGAGCAGGAGTTTCTTCTACAGCAGCAGGAGCCTCCGCCTCTGTCTCACTCGTAAAGAAAGCAATCTGATCATCTGTCAGGTTATTAAATGCGTCCTGAGTAGCTTGGTCAAGTACACCAGTACGAGGTAAACCGAACATCTCTTGAGCATCCTGAACACCATTCATAGTGTTTCTGCCGTAGACGCCATCGACTTCTCCGACACCCTCAATACCCATCCTAACCATGTTTGTCTGAGCAGAACGAATGTCTCCGTTAGGTCCAGCATCCCTGTCACCCTGCCTAAAGGTGTTACCATCAGGAGCAACGGTATCATTGCCTACGTCTACAACATCAGGAGTAGTAGAAGATATAGCCCCTGCTACAGCTGCTTCAATAGGGTCGTCTATTTCTGTGTGCCAAGCCATTATATTTCCTTTAAGGTTTAGTACGGATGTTGCCATCAGGATCACGCCAGCGAGTACCAGAAGGAAGTTCATCATATTCCTCTCTCGAAGCTGGGGTCATAATACCTGAGCCTAGTGGATCACCATCACCCCTATCGTTGTTAACAACCCGTGACCCTTCTCTCTTCTGTGACACAAGACCTGTTGGGTCTCTGTAGTATGTCCCAGCTGGTACAGCTTGGAACATCTCAGCAGTCATGCCTGTTTCATTAGTGAAGTTAATAGGGTCTTGCTCAGTGCCTGAACCCTGTACTCCCATAGCTGCAAGAGGGGCCTCAGTAGGTGCAACCTCAGCAGGTGGAAGAGTAGTCCTGATGATCTCACCCCTAGCAATACGAGCCTCGTCTGTAGAAGCCTCATCAATAGCTCTAGTAGCATTGTCAATGATACTCTGAAGACCTGTGTCAAGGTTTAAGTTTTCTTCGTACTGTCTAAACCTTTGAAGCCTGTCAGTTACACCAGAGAACTGTGAGTATCTACCACCAAGATTTCTCCAGATAATAGACTCAGGTTCAGAAGGATTGATAGATATAGTAGAGGCTAGGAAACTTTCATACTCAGGACTATCTGGAGTAATAGCACCAGACCTAGCAAGTCTGTTTCTCAAGTTCGACCAAGCAGCTGGACCTTCTCTCCAAAGTTTTGTAAAGTCCCCATCGTAATATAAGTCAACAACAGCCTGAATACCTTGGTACTCTTGAGCATTGTTCAACTCAATAGTCAGAGTTTCTGGGTTCATAGAAACAGCAGGAATCTGTTGAATCTGACCAAGTGCTGTGATAGCATACTTGTTAGAAGATGTTCTAAGGGCTTGAGCCATTTGCTGTCTGAGCATAGTAGCCTGTTCAGCAACATCTCCACCCTCTGATTCTATTCTTCTAAGAATAGTCAGGTTTTGATTGGAGAAGAGTGAGTCAAGGTTTTGAGTAGACGGGTTAGGAACCTCAGACAGAAGGTAAGCCATGTTTGCTACGTTAGAAGTCCAAGCTTCTCTAGCTTCTGGAGTAGCAAGAACCTGATCAGGTGCAGAAGCCATAGCCTCTGTCAACTGCCTCAGCTGACCTAGCGATTGTGTCAAGAGTGCAGGGTCTGCTACTGTTGCAGCATGACTTTCTGCCAAGTTAGTAGGAAACACAGTTTCAGGCGTCTGCAAAACAGCAGGTGTGTCTGCATCTTCTACATCAAAACCCATCATTGCGACAATAGAGGGATCAAAGTCAAAGTCTCTGTAGCTTACAACATTGTCAAGCAGGCTACCATTTGTAGCCAACTCAGTGGCGAAGTCAGGTGCTATTTGAGCAGCAATTCTTTCCATCATCTCTGGACTATTCATAGCAAGAATAGCCATTGGGTTATCCTGTGAGACATTCAGGGCCACGTTAGCCATGAGTGCTGTTGCCCTAGCTGTAGCATCTTTTTCATCGTAGTCTTCAATAGCTGTAAACAGTCTATCAATAGATGTTAACTTAGTGTTCATCTGCTCCCAGAGTTCTGCATTGAGAGTACCAGATGGTTGCATGAAGGCTCTGTGTGTACGGAGCATGTCATACCCTGTACGAAGCCTAGAAAGGTCTTGTAGGTTAAAGTTACCGCCCTCTACTTCAACTGAGAGTGCAGCACCCACTGCTTCTCCTAGCCTGTCAAGGGTCTGCATGTTACCTTGGAAACCTTGAGCATAGTTGAGGTTACCTGCCTGAAGAGACGATTGAGCCTGAGCAGTGGTCGTCATCAGAGTACCAACAGCCCTCATAGAAGCTGTAGTAGTGTCAATGTTTTCACCGTTCTGTTCTGCTCTCTGTAATTCTAGAGCAATAAGGCCAAGTTGAACAGATTCAGGTTGATCGTTAAACAGAGTAGTACCTATGTCTGCTACATCTGCCGTTTGAACAGGAACAGAAAAGATGTTATCACCAAACGTGTTGGCTAGGACAGCCTCTTGGTTAGAGTTTAGACCAAGGGAGGCAAATTCTGGTGCGTATGTAGCAGCTACAACGTCAGGGTTTGTTCCTGCATTAAGGTCTTGTCTAGCAGCATTAAGAAGAGTACCAAACTCTGCCCTATCTCTTTCTGTTTGAGTACCCCTAGCAGCGTTAGCAGCCTGAGCCTCTGCCTGATCCTGTCTAGCCTGTGATAAAGCATAGGTGTTTAACCCATCAAGGAGACTACCAGCTAGAGAAAGACCAGTATTTGACGTAGGTGAAATAGCTCTTTCGTATGCCGCAGCACCCTGTACATTCTGTTCTAAAGTAAATGCCATCTGTTTATTCTCCTTGAGCAGCTTGTGCTGTAAGTCTTGCGGCAGCTGACTGCCCTTGTGTTCTTTCTAGTAGGTCAGTCATTGAGTTAAAGCTAATGATACTTCTGTAAAGTCTCTGTTGGTTCTCATAAGAAAAACCACCATCCTCAATCAAACTGAGAGCATCCTGATACAGTGCCTGACCTTCTGCAATCTTAGCATCGTCACCTGTAGCAATAAGCTCAATAGCCTGATCACCGAACCTTCTGATACGAGCAGTTACTGTCCTAAACCTACGGTCATCACCGTAAGAGATGTCCTTAGTATCATAGTGATTAAGAACTCGCATAGGTGTAGCACCAGCTACGATAGAAGAGATCAGACCAAAGGTAATTTCTTCTTCAGCAAACTCACCAGAAATACCTCTACGTTTACTACGGTACTCGCCTGTTTCGATAAGTTCAGCAATCTTAGAGTACATGTCTACAGATTTAATACCTCTTGTCAACTGTACAAATTCTTCGTAAGCAATGGAGTGTTGACCACCCATCAAAGCTCCTACCAATCCTCTTACAGCTTTATAACTATCACTAAGGATTTGACCAGAAGGGCCAGTAACCGTAGCTAAGAGTGGGTCATTACCAAATGAGTCTGCATACTGTTGTACGATACCTGATAGAGGACCAATACGAGACCCTAGTGATACATCTGTACCTGCAAACTCAGACACGGCTAGGTCAAACAAACCAAACTTAACTGCGTTCAAAGCCTCTACTGCATTAGGGTCTTCTGGATCAATGCCTAAAGAAGTCATTGCAGCAATCATACGAGGAGGAGCACCCATACCTCGCATACCAAAGGCTAGTGTGTTGAACGTAGCCATACGTGCTCTCTCAGCACCTGTTAAGTCTCTCCCGATAAGAAGGTTATCTACAAAACGTAAGGAGTAGGACTGCCACTGTGTAGCCAAGGCAAGGATAGGGTCTACTGTACCCTCTGTACCACCTTGGAATCTAGCTCTCTGACCAGATGTCATACGGAACGTAAGAGCTTGTTCCCTGTTTGCAACGAAACGAATACCCTTGTCTGAGAACACATCTCCAGATACCCGTTTAGCATTATGTTCCATCACTGCTACAGATGCGGCTGCAATTCTACCGTAGAGTTCACCACCCTTAAACGGTGTAAGGCCCATTTCCAAGGCTTCACTAAAGCCTGTCTTGTTACTGTTAAAGGTAGCACCACTACGTTCAAGAGTGTTAGAACCAATGATGCTTCTGCCTGACTCTTTCATGTACCGTACAGTGTCAATCAACTCCTGCTTAGACATAAGCAAGCCACCATACTCTCGCATAGTCTCACTAACAAGTCTCTCAATGTCAGAATCAGCTGCTTTACGTGTCTTAAACAAAAGAGAAGCAATGATTGGTACGTTAGCCGCAGCCTGAGCACCGTACTTAGGTGCGATAAAAGTGATCTGTGCTACGTGGGAAGCGTTAAGAATAAACTGATCGGGGTTACCCAAACCCATCTTCATGTGAAAAGCTATAGCTCTTGCACGACCAGCTGCGTTACCAATCCAGTCAGCAGGGTTTGTTACAGCACCCGTCTTATCATAGATGAACTCAGACAAGGAAGTCATGTAGGGTGTGGTTGCGTCTGTACGTTCCAACAAACCAAGACGTGAATTAATAGCTTGCTGTTGCTGCTTCATCTCACGGTTAATACCTGAATTGCCATCACTAACTTTAGCAAGTCTAATAAAGTCTTCTGGGTTGTGAGGAACATCACCATCAAAGGTTACGTTACCTCTAGCTCTAGCTTTTCTAACCCAGCCGTTGACTGCGGACTGAGTAGCTTTGTAGTGAGAGTAACGATAAGCCTCAGACTTAAACTGTTCTACAATGTTTTCGATAGGGCTTTGGTTTACTGTACGTCCACCACCGTAAGTCATAGGGGCTGTGTCACCACGTCTACGGGTTACCCGCATAGCTTGATACTCACCCATGTTCATCCCTGCACCCTCAGGAATAGCCGACTCTACTTTAGCATCTCTAGCCTTGATGTCAAAGCGACTAGCAAAGCTTTCGTTGTGATCGGCAGCAATTCTCTTAAGAGTATCGAAGTCTACTACGTTAGGGTTCCAGCTGTTATTACGAGCAATGATTGCGTTAACCTTGGCAAGGTCTTCACCAGACAAGTCAAGCTTACGAATACCCTTCAACCCTCTTGAGGCGATGTAAGGGGCTAGAGACTCTACGATATTGTTGAGTTGTGTCTTAGCTGTTTTAGCTTCCTTCATGCTGAAAGAACCAAGCAGGGTACGGAAACCACCCGTTACCTTACGACCACCAGCCAGTGTTTCGTCGTAACTTGTACCAATAAACTGTCTCAACCTATCGTTGTTACGAGGACCACCTACGTTGTAACCAAGTACGTCAGACTTAAGAGGTACTCGTGTAGACACAACATCAGTTACGTGATCGTACTTGATACCGTCAGCTGCCTCAAAGGGTTGATCAAGCTTATAGACTACTCTCTCACCAACCTGACTAGGGTTTACTTGTCCAGTCAACCTACTAAAGACAATAGTGTTCTCAGGAATTGTATTAACTACAACACCAATCGTGTCGTAACCCTCTTCAACAGTTACAGTACGTCCATTACGTTCAGCTACTCTCTTGAGAATATCTGTGGCTTTGATGTTCCATGCTGCGTTGTTGATGTCAGTAAGGGCTGCATAGGCTTTGAGTTGTTTTTCTGTAGGGGTCTTGCCATACAAAGCAAAGAAGTCTCTGATAAACTCAGGATTTGTAGGAGCACCCCTGACAGCAGCAAGGCCTGTGTCAATGTCACCAAGGATACCATCACGGTAGCCTGTCATGATACCTTCAACTTCCTCGAACTCCCCCTTAGAAAGAGCACGGACATCCTTGAAGGACTGATCAGCAAACTTAGAGAACCGTGTTACTACACCCTCTGCGGCGTTAATCAGGAAGCCTAGACGTTCACCAAGGGCTGTCTGAGGTGCAGAAATAACACCAGCTAATGCTCTCTTTAAGGCATTCTCTTCTGGTCTTACATCCTCAAGGGCATCAGCAAGGCGACGAGTATCAAGGCGTTCACTGTACTCAAGGTAGTAACCTTTGGGTTGAACCCTTGCCTCTACACCATCAGGAACATCACTCATTTTCAGTACAGGTTCACCTGTATCTATACGAATAACTCTAGGAGCTTCTACTACTTTGTAGTCAGGATTGTTGTTTACAGACTTAAGTGCTGCTTCCCTAGTAGGAAAAGCTCTTCCATCAATAGAGTTGCCTAGACGTACAGTAACTGAGAACAGGTCGGAACCTTCATCCAGAGTCCTATAGATAGCAGCTGTAGGGTTGTTAGTTACTCTAGCTACTCTAGCTACAACACCTTCTGCAACTTCTTGTACTGCTTCAATAGAGAATGCTCTACCTGAAACAGGTGACTTCATAAGAGCAGCCATTTTCTCAAACAAGGTAGAAGAGTAAGTACCCTGAGTAGTACGAGCAGAGTTAGGCATGTTTACTGGACGTGTAGGGCCTTGGAAGGGGTCCATAGTGCTGGGACCAACCTTGAACGGAACATTGTCAGGTGCAGCACCTGTGTTCATCTGACGGACTGTAGCATCTGCCCCTGCATCTGCACCTCTTGTAGCTGTTACAGCATCTGTAGCAGAACGAGAAGACATCAGTCTCTCAAGGACTTCTCTAGATGCTCTAGGAATACCAGTAGCTGCACCCTTGACTCCAGCCAACCCTAGACGAGCAACACCTCTTGTCGTACCAGCTGTTGCAATCTCAGCCCAACCTATAAATTGTTTAAAGCCAGCAGCAGGATCAGTACCAAAGTTTTCAACCTGTCTTTGGACCTCTCGAATGTTCTCAAACTCTCTGATGTTGAGAATACCTTCACGTTCAGCTGAGTTAAGTTCAGCTTCCCAGTATGCCCTGAAAGCTTCTGGGGGTAGGTTTAAAGTTTCAGCATACTCTTGGCTTTTGGTTTCATCGTATCTTTGAATATCACGAAGGATGATAAGAGGGAGTTGAGCAAAGTTGTCAATACCACCAGCAATCCAACGGAAAGTAGAAGGGTCACTAGCTTCTAGACGTTCTTCAATCCTGTTTGTCAGCCATTCATAGTTGGATAACATACCAAGACCTTGTGGGTCGATCTCTCCATCGTCAGTCATCATCATGCTGTTAAAGAAAAACTCTCTAACACCAACTGTTTTACTCTGACGTTCTTGGTATGCTTTGACAAAGACAGCTGCTTCCTCAACTGGAACACCTGCTTCAAACATTGATTCTAAATACGTCTGTGAGTTAGGGTACTGACGTAACAAGTCTTTATGAGAAAGGTCTCCAGCAACCCTAGCCTGAGAAACCTCTACAGGGTCTACCTCAAGGAGGGTAGACTGTTGATCGACAATAACCTGTTCACGAGGAGACTCAGGGTCAATCCGAACAGGAGCCTGTTGAGGTTCGTCACCGAACTGTTCCTCTAAACTTGTTAGAGTATCTTCGAAGGAAGGGATACCAGTCATTTTAATTTTCTTCCTTAACTAAAGCTGTTACCGCCAAAAAGATTACTGTCTCTATCAAAAAGATAAGGGATGTTAGAAGCCTGTTGACCTACATTTCCTAAAAGCTTTTGACCCTGTTGAGACATACCAAAGTTCATAGCACCAAACCCTAGACTAGCAATCTGACTAGCTCTCTGCTGCTTAATACCTAGTTCAGTGATCTGACCAGAGAGACCACTCATCTGTGTACCGAAGCCTAGCTCAGAACCAAGTTGAGAACGTCCAGAGCCAACAGCACCCTGCAAACCAGAAGACTGAGCTACTCCAGATGCTTGAGCAGAGGCCCTAGCCCTAGCACTTGCAATCATGTTAGATCGGATAGCTGCTCTACGTTGTCTTTTCTGTTGGAGTTCTTGTGTTCTCTGTTGCAGACGAGCAGATTTCTTAGCTGCGTTACCAGCTTGTACTGTACCTACTACACCTGCTACTGCACCAGCTGCTACTACACCGCCAACGACGCCTGCTGCTGTAGTACCGATTACAGAAGTTAATGCTGCGGGAACTAGAAAGGCCATATTATATCTCCTTTATGAAGGCTGCTTCTGCCTTAACAAAACCTAGCTTTACTAGAGTTTTTTCTAACTTATCAGAGTTATCAGATGGGATAACTCCAAACTTATACGTCGTACAGTTTTGAACTTTACACCACTTCTCGTACATTCTGAGAAGTCTAAGAAATGTATGGCCTGTGTTTAAACCCTCTTCTAACCAAAAGAAAACCTCAGTACCTATCTTCGTATTGCTGAAGGGATTATCAGCTACAGCAAAAGCAACCGCACCTGTTATCTCCCCATCTACTGTAACAACTCTTTTAAAGTAACTCTCGTTCTGCACAACACCTTCTAAAAGGGGTAGAGCCTTTTTCTGATCAAACTTACCAGTTACTTCAAAACCAGCTTTCTTATAAAATTTCTTACTTAAGAAAAGAAGTTCGAGAACGTCTTCTTCTTTAGGCTCTCTAATTTCTGTAGCTGTTCTTATTTTAGATACCTGAGTTTCTTGCACCAATTACCTCGTAGCCTACTAGATGAAAGTCTTTACCTTGTGTACTCTCAAACCGTAGTTTCATTGAACGGCCTCTACCTCTAACCTTAGACTTAGTAACAACAGTATCTGTAGGATAGTGAATAGAACTAAGATCAGAAGGGTCTACAACGGGTACATCTTTTAGTTTATAAATTTCTCTAGGTGTAGAGTTTGCTTTACTCAAGTTCCAAGAGACTGACATCTTACAGCTAGACGGATTGATAAAGGCATAACCTGCACCGTCTACTACATAGCCTTCCTCAGTTACCCGCATGTAAGTTGTGACGTAAGGAGCATTCTTAAAGCCTGTCAAGTTACCCATAAAGTCATAACCTGCTTCAGCAAAACTACTATAGTTTGCATCACCCCAGTCAAGGTATGTGTCTCCAGTAAAAGTAGCAACAGTCATCTTGCCATCAGTACCATTTCTTACAAGTAACTTAATTTCAGTTTCGCCCTGAAGAAAGTCTCTGTAGAGAGTAGCAACTACATTGTCAGAACCGTTAACAATAGTGTCTGAACCGTTAATAACCTGTGTCTCTGTAGAGGTAGAACCTAATCCACTGAAGTAAGAAGTACCTACAATGTAATGACCAGCTGCCCCGTCTGCTAGTTTCCAAGGGTGAAAGGCTTGAAGGGCTAAGTCAAGGACAAGAACATTGTTGTACTTGTAGGAAATACTCTCGTCTTTGTTAGGGTAGAACCAGTAGATGCGTTGGTTAATTTGATCGTACTCAACAAACGCCTCTGCCTTCTTTTCGTTAGGAATTTCATTCCAGAGAGTTTGAATTGTAGAAAGGGAAAGGTTGTTAGCAGTAGGTGTGTTTAAACTTTCTCCAGCTTGAATTGCGTAGATACCTGTCTTGGCCCACCAAATAGGTACACCACCACCAACTGTAAAAGTGTTCTCATTTACAATACCTACATCAGAAATCTGAGTGATAGCAAACTCTGTAGCACGGAACACGTTGTCTACGCCAGCAACAGCCCATACACCGTTCTCCGCAAACACTAAGAGAGAAGCTCCTAGTACGTAAAGCTTACGGATGTTATGGGCATCAGGGATGTTTACAACACCACCATCTGTGTCTAGCAAATCAGAAAGAATTTCAGATGTTGGGTCGTTAACTTGGTAACAGTTACCTATGTCACGAATGTTTTCAGTTAGTCTAGAGAAGTAAACCCTACCGCCGTTTTTAGCTGAGTCAATACCTGCATAGAAGATACGACCAGCATAAGCAGCAACAGTACGGAATCTACCTGTCTCTACTTCAGTAGGGATACTGTTAGTACGAACCTTGTTAAAGACGTCAAGTACGTAGTGACCGTTGGCTGCTAAAGATGAACCAGTGTATATTTCTTGCCAGTCTGCTTTATTAAAAGCTCCAGCAGCAGTCTTACCTGAGTACCATGCGTGGGTCAAAGGAGGGTAGGTATTAGATACTCCAGATGCGGTTGCTCTATAAGTTGTTAGAGCAGCTGCACCCTTAGTGCCAATCCAGCCAACATTCTCTGTATCATATTTTCTCTGATTAGAAGGAGAAGTTTTATCTTCAAAGTACTCATCTGTTACTTCAGCAACAGAACCCTGCCACTCAAAGTCTCTCTCCTTAAAAGAGATAGGTGTAGCTGTAATCTTGTTAGGAGAACCTGCCTGATCGTACTCAAGGTAGATTGTGTTAATAGCTGGTGAAGCAACAACAAGTACACCGTTTAGGGAAGTAACCTGAATACGTTCTTCAGAAGGGGAAAGGTTATTGTTTGCTGAGTAAGTTGAAAGGTCTACAGAAGCACTGCTTACTACCTGAGCAGAAAGAGGGTCTAAAGCCTTCTCGTAGAAGGTAAGGTCTTTACCGTTCTGCACTACTAGAAACTCTAAGTTAGTAAGTCCTGCTACATTATACCAAGTAGTCGTCTGAAAGACACCCCCTTGTGGAATGACTGCACCAGAGGTAACTGCTCCTGTCTCTAAAGTAACAGCCTTACGTCTACGTCTTGTACCATCCCGTTCAAGAGAACAGTTAAGCTCATCAACAGATGCGTTCTCAGGGAACGTAAGTTCAGAGGCCTCAGTAATGAGACCCTTGACAAAGGTATTAACCGTTCTTTGTACTAAGCTCTGAGGCATCTAGTTTTTCCTTATCGGCCTTACGAGCCTTGGACCTATCGTTAACTGCTTTGCGAGGTGTAGGTTTCTTTAGATCAAGGTGTCGGTTTACAGCCTTTAAAGCCCCGTCAATCCCTGTCCAACTTCCACTCAACTCACTAGGAACTTGTGCTCCGTTTTCGTATTTAACTGCGTAGAACTTAAAACCATCCTGAGGTTTGTAAACTACTAAGGCTTTCTCTGTCTTGTCACTGTGTACTTTGATCTCTTGACCATCTTCACTTTTGATTAACTTAACGTCTACCATACTTGTTATAAGGCCTTTCTTTTTTAATCCTGTACAAGTCATTCTGTACATAGACCTTCTGACGCCTAGCTGTCTGTTCAACCTTAGGATCAGAACCAGTCTTAAACAAAGACATAGCTGTAGACTTTGCTTCAGCTAAAAGGTAAGGGAACATTACATCGTCTAAGTCTGGTGTAAAGTTATCAGTGAAGGCATCAAACGTAGGGTACTTAATACCGTAAGCTCTCGTCTTAGCAGATGTAAGGATTGCGTCTACAGTAGCCATGTAGGAATCAAGAACCACGTTCTCGTCATCAAAGGATGTGTAGTAACTAGGCATGACATCGTTGCGAATAAGCAAGATACTGTCTGCCTGTACGTCATCAACCTGCAAGATGTTAGAAGCTGTACTGTCTCTAGCGTCTGACAAAGCAAAAAACTCATCTGGCTCTAGGTAGGTAAGACGTTGGTAGTCTACACCACCGACAACCTTAGTCACGTTGTAGTCCAGAAACTCAATGTTCTTTACACGAGAAGGAAAAGAAAAGTGAGTAGGTCTAACAGAACTAGAAAAAGATGTAAGCTTAATTATCTGGGAATGCTCAGGGATGTCACGAGTAGCAATCATTGCGAAGTAAGTATTCTCTACTACCGCAGCAATTTGACCAGCCTCGTTAGAATCTGAAATGCTGTTGATCTCCTCCGAATCCATGTCGGACAAGATATTCTGGACCATTTGAAGGAGAGTCATTTTCATGTTATGCACTCATTCCAATAATAGAAACGTAAATGTTTGCGTAGTTAACTTCTACATTGTCTGCACTAGCTTTAGTCTTAATTTCAATGTAATCGTTTTGTGCAAGAGAGGTAAGACCTGTTACACTAATGGAACCCCAAGTACCTGTAGCGATAGTACGGATTGCTCGTGAACCTACAATCTCTACACCATTCTTAAACAAAGCCCACTCTATCTCGTGTGACGGCCCTGTAGATTGATTAGAAGACATTGTTACGTTAATAAGACCTGTAAGACTTGTAGCATCGTTGTACTTAAATCTTAGGTTAGGGGATGTAACAACTGTAAAGCCTGATACTGTAGATGAAGAGATAGAAGGAGATAAGAACTTCTCAGCTATGTCTGTATCTAGGGAGTAAGCATAAGGGGAAGAAGCATTGAAAGCGGTAGCAGCACTAAGGTGTCTGTGGATAGGTTGCCATACCCCACTACCTGAACCATTGGCTACATAGACTTCACCACTGTTAGCACCAGCTGCACCCTTAGGTTCGTGCAATGCACTACCCGTAAGTACTGAATGTTCTACGTTAGCCATATTTTATATCCTTAGCAGGGGGGACTTCTTAAGACTATTATACACACAGGCGTAATAGTTGTCAAGTTAAAAGTGGTAACAGGAGGAGATTTCTCCCCTCCCGTTGTATTTTAGTTTAAGCCAAAGGCTTTGTGAGAACAGAAACCATGTTCTCTGGACGGTACAGTTTCATACCATAACGTGCAGTAGTTACAAACTCTGTACGCTGGAAGTCTTTGTTGTACTCTGTGTCCACTTCAGGCATCTGACGCCATGCACCAACAAACGGCAAGACAGCTTGATCAGCAGAGAAGAACAAGTTGTTAATTGCGTTAGATGGAGCAGCAACACCACTGATAGTTTCGGAAGATTTTGTTGCTAGGTAGTTAGATGTGTATACATCAAAACCATAGATGTTAGCAATAAAAGACATACCAGAAGCGATACCAGTATTTACGATACCTTCCCAACGTGGGTTGTTCTGTACTGTTGTAATGTTTGCGAGAGTGTTCATCTCAAACTCAACAGACGGATCAACAATAGCCACGAGGTTACGCTGTGGTACTTTACCAGTCTTAAGAGCACGGAGAGCTTTAGCAAAGTCTTCTGCCGCAATCTTACCGCCAGTACCTGAACCAATCATACGGTGAGCAACACCGTTGACGTTGTTAGGGTTAGCGGCTGTTTGACCAGTCTGAGCAAGCTTCATGATGTCTGTTTCCAGACGTTCCATCAAAGCACGTTCCTGAAGTGGAACAAACTGAGACATGATCTGGTTGGAGTAGTAGACATCCTGCATCGCTTTGTTAGTGATGTAGTTGCTTGACTGAAGGTAGTCAGTGATTGTGAACGTGAACTGTGCATCATCAATCGCAGTGTAGGATACAGCTGAATCTTCTGTGTAGTCTGCGATTGTTGCGTCACCCAAGGATGGGATTTTGAATGTATCACCGTCAGGGAAATCACTCAACCAGTTGACGTATTTCATACCTTGCAATTCGTCACGCAAGATTTCTTTAAGTTCGGCGGACCAAACTTCGGCACGTTTAGCAAGTGCCAGTGTTGCTACTGTGTTACCAGCCATTTTCTTATTCCTTTATTTATAGAAGGCACTACCCAGACGATCAGCATCTGCCATCATCGCCCGTTGGGTAGTAGGTTTATAGTACATAGTCGAGTTTTCTCTGCGAAGTCTCTGGTAGTATCCAAAGTCCTTTTCAGAGGATGCTTGCATTGTAGAACCTTCAGTACGAATGCTCCCTTGAATCACTGGAGACCGTTTAGGCACTGGCTGTCCAAGCAACTGCATGAAAGCAGCAGGTGACTTAGAAGCCATGCCCTGTAGTTCTGACAGTGATAGCCCTAGTTCAGTAGCCTTTTGCTGCACTGTAGCAGCAGCTTCTGTACCGTAGGCTTTTTCAAGTTCCGCCTCTACGAAAGCAATGTTATTTTTAGAAACACTTTGTTGCTCTCGTTTCATCAGGGTCTGTTCTACTAGGCTCTCAATGTTTGCTTCACTCGAACTAAGCTGGGTATTAGCTGTATCCGAAGTGCCACTCATGTTGTTATTAGGATCAAGAAGTTCGGTTGTGGGTTCCGAGGCCATTTCTTCCATCTTAGCAGTAACTCCAAGTTTGTATGTTTGTTTCTCTAGGTCAGCTTTTAAAGAAGCATTCTCTTGTTTCATCTGTTCGATGAACCTGTCAGCTTCTAGCTTTCCCTTTGCTAACGCCTCTACATCATTGAACTTACGTCCATCTCCTACAAGGTCACCTAAGACAGAAGGGTTGGTCACCGCTTCAGAAGGTACTACTTGCTCACTCTGCGTTGCGGGGGTCACCTGCTCTTCAGAAAATACACTCATTGTTAATCCTTGTCTAAGTTGATAAGGTCCAACACAGTGGTCACTGCTCGATTGAACCCGTTACGATCTGCTTGCTTGTATGCCCACGAAGGTGAGTCATAGTCTGCGGCAGGGGTAGTATCCTTAAGCATAGGCTCTAGGATTTCTTTAAGGCGGTCTAGACTTTCTCTGTTAGATTGGAGTGTCTGAGCTACTGCCTCTTTTTGTTTCTTTGACTTGCAGTCTTTGAACCAAGCTGCCTTCATTCAATAGGCTCCTCAGGGGCTTGCTGTGGTGCAGCCTCTAGCTGTTGCATACCCTGCTCTGCCATCTCTTCTTGTTCAGCCTCAAACTCGACCTGTGCGTCTGTGACGACCTTCTGAGTCTCAAGCTGTTCTGATACTGCAATGTTCTCACCAAACAGTGCTGGTTCACCAAGTTCATCTGCCAACAAACGAGCAAACTCTTTACCTGACAAGTGAGAGGCAACAGAGGGATCAGATGATTTGATCTGGAACATAGTTGTAAGGTTCTGTACACGTTGAGCACGTTCAGCAAAGTGACGAGCACCCATTGGTACGATCTTACCGTTTGATCTTAGGTCATCACGAGTAATCTGTGTGAAGAAGTAAAGACCTGTATCTTCGTTCAAGACCTTAGCTGTGTCCTCGTAGTCCATGTTACGACGAGCTACTTCAAGCATTGCATTCAAGATAGGTTCAAGAAACACACGTTCAAAGTGGGCAGTCTTATGTTGGAAGATACGACCAGCAGCAGTCATCAACTGGTTAACTTCAAAGGCTGTCTTCTCACCAGCACTACGGATACCCATAGCCTCACGAGGAGCACCAGCCATCATCTCCATCTTAGCTTCTAGTTCTCTAATCTGGAAATCAGCATTGAGAGCAGTAGCATCTGGTACAAGGTAGCCTACGTCTCCCTCATCACCCAAGTAGATACGAGCATTAGGTTCGAAGTCGAAGTCTTCTACGTCACCCCTGATCTTAAGAACTGGGTAGGCGATCTGGTCAAACACATCAGCCTTAAGGTTCTCAAGGTGGTCAATGCGGTACTGCATACCGACCAAGTTATCCAGTGGACCCATGCTGTAAAGGTTGTCAGGACGGTCTCTCCAACCTACGTGGAAGATAGGGTCACGACCAAGGAAGCTAGGGTTCTCTTCGTTAGACAAAACATAGGAACGGTCTACGATAGTGATGACACGGTTGTTCATAAACTTACCAGTGTCTGTGTCATAAATGTCACCGTAGAAGGTAAGCATTTCTACATAGTCTGATTCATAGTAGTCGGACAGGTTAGAGAAACCATCAGCTACAAAGCCCTCAGACTTGTTCACATCAATCTCGTTACCCTTAGCTGCACCACGGTTACCTAGCATCTTATTAAAGACGCCTTCCATGTAAGCTTTATCTGGAGATGTTTCGACCATACGTTGTACTTCACCCAAGGTAAGGATGGAACGAATGATCTTAGGAGTATCAGCAAACTCAGCAGCTATTGGGTTGAAGCAGATGTCGTAGGGTGAGATACGAACTAGCTTAGGGCCAACGTAGTTTACTACACGTTCACCATCTTCAAACTCTGTAATCTTACGTTGATAGTCTACCGTAGCAAAGCAGTTACCGTATTGAATATAGTCGTTGATAAGTTTACTTGTGGTGTTAACAAAGTCAGACTGACGTAGCTTGTTCTGCATGTACGCCTGAATGATGTCACGTTTAATCTTAACGTCACCTTCATTGTCGGTAGCTTCAAAGCGGAACCATCTTTTCTGAGGGAACAAAGCAGCGAAGTAGTTTGCGTGAAGGTTATCAGCAATCTGTGTCAGCTTAGGGGTAGTTGTAGAGTTAGACCACGGCAACTTGTTGTTACTCGTAGTGCGAGTATCTGTAGCATACACATAGTTGCGTAGCTCTTTCCACTCTTTTACTTTCTCAGAACGAGCATTGTTCCAAGAAGTCCAACGGCTAGAAATATCCACGGCTAGGGTGTGTGGATCAATAACGCCTTCAATGTCAAGTGTAGTGCCAGCCATGATGACTCCTAGTCCTAGCTATGTGTTAATAATAACACAGTGTAATTAACTTGTCAAGTGTTAAAATGCAACACCACCGAATTTAGGATGAAATACTACATTATTATCTTGATTTCTTTTTCGTATTGCGGAAGCACTTGGCTTAATAGCTACTTCAACAGCAGCTGCAAGACAGTCTTTACAGTCGTCGTGTGCTGGATTGTAAGACACCAACTCTTCTTCTAGTACCTGACAGTTACCACCACGGTAGTGATACACCTGTAAGTTGTCGTACCTTGGTTCAAGGATAGCTGCTATACGTTCTTCTTTAGAACCTTGGTGTCTGTTAGGTCTATGTTCATCAATCTTAAGAGCTAGTCCGTTAGGCTTGATGTAGTTATCTTTAAGTTCAGAGACGATAGCTGACTGAGCAGCAGTACATTCAGCCCGTAGCTTTCTAAAGTCCCATCTGTTTAGAAGGTCTAAGATGTGCTTGAAGTACTCAGAAATCTTATCTGTTTTAAACCTGTCAATGTCTAAGACGTAGACGTTGTTCTCGTAGTCTACACCAATCACAACAACTGCTGTGTAGTCAGCCCTCTTGCTAACACTGTACGCAAAGTCAACAGCTGCACTGACGTTTAGTTTACGTCCCTTGTACTGCCACTGTCCGTTATCTCTATCTAGATGCTTCCGATCATAGTACTGAAACTTCTCATAGGCGATAGGTTGACTGTCAGGGTCAGTAGGATCGTTGTAGTACTGTGCTCTAAACTGCACCCTGTCTAGGTACTGTCCACGTTTCTTAGCTAGGATAGGGATGTCAAAACCAAACATCTTACCATCCTTACGAAGTTGACGGGGCCAGAGGAAGTCACCAGTACCATCACCGTTGTCTTCTACTGCCCGTTCCATTACTTCGTAGATGTTCTCTTTACCTGTAAGCTCACCCTGTTTAGTGTAGATGTCTTCCTCCATACCCATCAAGTCTGAGTACAAATCTTTAGGATGGTAACGAGTACCTACGACCCACTCTTTCGCTTCACTGCCTTCAATAGACGAGAGTAGAGAGTACTGAGACTTAACTTTATTACGGCCTTCATTCGTGTAAGCATTCTCGAAAACAACAACATCATCAAGGACAGCAATGTCGCAGTGCATACCCGTAAGCGAGGTAGTAAGACCGCCAGTAAATATCGAAGGGTCACGGATAGCTTCTTTCTTACGGTCTGGGTGATCAAGAGCAATCTCTGATGTAGTCCACTTTTCACGTTTACTCTCGTCCTTGTTTAAGTGTTGAGGCCAGTACTTCTGGTGGATGTCTGACTCAAAGATGTTCTTGATAAACGACAACTGTTTCTGAGCTAGGTTAGATGTAGCTGAGATGTACAAGACCCGTAGTGTAGGGTTCTTAGTTAGCTCCCATGCAACACGGTAGGCAACCATAGCTGACTTACCGTGGTCACGAGGAAACAGAAGAAGCTGGTGAGTCTTAGCATCCTGCCTTGTCCACCACTTACAGACATCCTCGTGACAGTTACCTAGTACACGTTGAGGAGCTACAAGCCTGATGAATGTCACCAAGCTTGCTTCTGCTGCTTCTTTGATTTCTGTTATTGTTGCCATTAAGGTTTATTAAACCACCGTCAGGCCAGCAGGTTGCACCGCTGCCAATTCATCTGGTGTAGTAGCTGCATCAATGTCAGCATGGGTTGGTGCATCACGCAGGGCTTGTTTGTCAGCCGTGATCTGTGTGGTGTCAGCACCTGTCTCCAACGCCTTCATGAACGCAGTGTCGAGGGCTTCCAGTGGCTCTGTACGTGCTAGACGAATCTTGTCACGCCAGATGTCTCGTGCTGCTGTCATGTCTACAGAGATAACCCCTGCGTTAGCATCAGCCTCCCAAGCACCACGGAAGGTACGTTCTGCGGGGATGGTGTAGTCTGCGGCGTCATAGCTTGTTGCGCCGATCTTGATGAAAGTCTGTGTCATGCTGCAATCCTCCAAGCATTCCGAAACTGCC